ACCGCAGTCGGATTTCTGTTTTTGGTATTAACACTACCAGCTAAAGCAAACCCATATGATTATAAAGTAACTCGTGTTCTTGACGGTGATACCGTTGAGTTTGAAGCAAAGTTTATGCCACCACCACTGAAGCCTACACTGGTTATTCGTGTTCTTGGTGTTGACACACCAGAAAAGGGTGGTCGTGCTCAATGCGAGAAAGAAGCAAAGATGGGTGCAATGGCAACTGCTTTTACAAAGAAGCAAATTGCAGAAGCAAAGAAAATTCAAATTGAATTAAAAGAACATGATAAGTTTGGTGGTGTGGTTCTTGGTGATGTAATCTTGGATGGTAAGCGTCTTTCAGAATTGCTAATTGCTGCTGGTCTTGCAAGACCGTATTTTGGAGAGAAGAAATCATCTTGGTGCGATTGACTTTTCATAGAGCCAGTAGTATAATTAAATTATTTGGAGGATATTATGAGTTTTTTAAAATCTATTGTCAAGGAATTAGATAATGAATATGCGGGTATTGCTGACGATGGTGTTGTTGGTGACACTGCTGGCTTTATCGATACTGGTAGTTATGCCTTTAATGCATTGCTTTCAGGGTCAATACATGGTGGTTTGCCATCTAACAAAGTAACAGCACTTGCTGGTGAGTCTTCAACAGGTAAGACATTTTATGCTTTAGGAATCTGTAAACATTTTCTGAATGGCAACCCAAATGCAGGTGTTGTTTACTTTGAAACTGAAGGCGCATTAACAAAAGATATGTTGACTGAGCGAGGAATTGATACTCGTCGATTTGTCATTGTTCCTGTTTCAACTGTTCAAGAATTTAGAACCCAAGCTACTAAGATTCTTGATGCGTATGACAAAGAAAAGAAAGATAGTCGCCCACCTCTGTTAATGTGTCTTGATTCACTTGGTATGCTTTCAACCACTAAAGAGATGGAAGATATTGCTGAGGGTAAAGAAACTCGTGATATGACACGTGCTCAATTGGTTCGTGGTGCGTTCCGTGTTCTTTCTTTAAAGCTGGCGAAATTAGATATCGCAATGATTGTTACTAACCATACTTACGCTGTCGTCGGTGCATATGTTCCAACAAAGACAATGGGCGGTGGTGATGGTCTGAAATATGCAGCATCCACTATCGTGTTCCTGTCTAAATCAAAAGATAAGGATGGCACTGAGGTGATTGGTAACATTATTAAATGCAAATTAGAGAAGTCTAGATTTACCAAAGAACAATCTATGGTTGAAACTAAACTATCATTTTCTACAGGTCTAGATCGTTATCATGGGCTACTTGATCTTGCTGTTGAAGCAGGTATCTGGAAGTCACAAGGTGGTCGTATTGAATTAGAAGATGGTAAAAAGTTATTTGGTAAAAACATTAATGAAAATCCTACTACATATTTCACTGAAGATATTATGAAACGCATTGATGCTTACTGCGCAACAAAATATAAATTTGGTTCAGATGTTGTTGTAGAAGATGAGGAACTTGAAGATGAATCAGCCAACGTGTGAGAATTATGAAGTTTTACCAGAGGTTAATGATGAGGGTTTTTACAAAGTAAAGATCTTGTCTGGCGACTTTACTGGTTGCGTTTTTAATTTTGGTAAGGTAGCATTCCCTAATTTTGAAGAAGCAGTTATGTCTTTTGAATATAACTTGCTTGAAGGTAAAGCTGATGATAAAGCAAAGTTTGAAAATACTATCGGCGATATCCTCGTTGCTCTTATTGTGAAAGCAATAGAAAATAAAGATCTAATCTTCAAAGGTGGAACTGATGAGAATTGAGCAGTCGATTATTAGTAATTTGATTTTTGATGAAGAGTACTGCAGAAAAGTTATACCGTTCCTAAAAGAACAATACTTCACAGAGAAGAAAGAAAGAATAATTATTTTAACGATCATACAGTTCTTCTCTAAATTCAATAAACCACTTACTAAAGAAATCCTTGGCATTGAAGTTTCTAACAGAACTGATGTCAACGATAAAGAACATACAGAACTACAATCAACAATTACTGAAATCTCTCAGAATGAGATTAACAAAGATTGGTTGATTGAACACACTGAGAAGTTTTGTAAAGATAGAGCAGTCTATCTTGCAATTATGGATTCTATTAAAATCATTGAGGGACGAGATGTCGCCCATACTAAAGATGCTATACCTTCTATTTTATCTGATGCTCTTGCCGTTTCATTTGATAATCATATCGGTCATGATTATATTGAGAATTCAGATGAACGCTATGATTTTTATCATAGGGTTGAAGAGAAAATACCTTTCGATATTGAACTTCTCAACAAGATCACTAAAGGAGGTATTTCTAAGAAAACCTTGAACGTGATTCTTGCTGGTACTGGTGTTGGTAAATCATTGTTTATGTGTCATGTTGCTGCTGGCGCTTTGGTTCAGAATTTAAATGTATTATACATAACTCTAGAGATGGCTGAAGAGCGTATCGCTGAGAGGATTGATTGTAATTTACTGAATCTTACTATGGATGAATTGAAGACTATCGACAGAGATATCTACACTAACCGAGTAAACAAGGTAGCAAACAAAACTCAGGGTAAACTAATCATTAAAGAATATCCTACGGCAACTGCGCACTCTGGTCACTTCCGTGCTTTGCTTGAAGAACTAAAGATGAAGAAAGAGTTTGTTCCAGATTTGGTAGTCATTGACTATCTGAATATCTGTTCTTCTCAGAGACTTCGTCATGGGTCAAATGTTAATTCATATACATATATTAAGAGCATCGCAGAAGAAGTTCGAGGATTGGCAGTTGAATACAATGTTCCTATTCTGAGCGCAACTCAGACAACTCGTTCAGGGTTTACTAACAGCGATCCAGGTTTGGAAGATACTTCTGAATCGTTTGGTTTGCCAGCAACAGTTGATTTTATGTGCGCTTTGGTTAGTACTGAAGAAATGGAACAGTTAAATCAGATTATGGTCAAACAACTCAAGAATCGTTACAGTGATCCAAATTATTACAAACGATTTATTGTTGGAGTTGACAGATCTAAGATGAAATTATATAATGTCGAAATGTCAGCGCAGAATGATATCGCTGACGTAGGTGATGTTGATGATACGCCATTATTCGACAAAAGTAAGTTTAGTAAACGAAACTCTATAGATAGCTCTGGGTTTAAATTTTAACGGAGAATATAATGGTAAAAGTATACGTAGCGCCAAAATATCACGAAAGCGAACATTTGCTTGGAATGTTTGTTGATGAACAACAGTATGATGTTCTTGTTGAGGAAGATATGGATTGTTATCTTCCGCTGGGAACTAATATCGGTAATGATAAACTTGATGAGAAACGAATTGCATTTAAGTTTAGAAAGAACTTCTTCACTAAAGAAGAACAACAAGCTGCATATGTTGGGCTTCGTGAAGCAGCTATCAGAACTGAGAATCGTGGACTTGCTTCTGGTATTAAAGCAGGAACTCAGGTTACTGGGGTTGGTCGTGAGTGGGTTACTAACTACCAAGAAGAAATGCTAAATGGTATTATCGACGCACGTAATGCAGCTATTGTTGATGAAGATGTCATCGAAACAATCAGATCCAAATATCCAACAGAAGAATCTAGACTGAAGGCTCTTGGTTCTGGTAAGAATAATGTTTGGGTCATCTCCCGTTTCCGTGGTAAGTTTAACTTTGATGAGTGGGTTGATTCTATCAAAACATTGGGTCGAGAAGAGCGAGCAAAATCAGCAGAAGAAACTATGAAGATGGTTTCAGAAACTTCTTATGGTAATCCAGTTGACTCGGGTATTGCTGGTTGGTTCGATCGCTATCCACGTATTCCTTATGGTCGTGCAACAACATACACAAGAGATAATTGGGATAAGTTTAAGATGGCATTTCCATTCTTACAATCTTTGAATCGTGGTTTCAAAGAACTTCTTCCATGGCGTTGGTCTAATCAGAAAGCAGCAGCTGATAAGATTGATCAAAGTTTCTTAGTTCCTGAAACTGTGTTCACTACAATTACCGTGAATAAAACATTTAGAACTGCTGCCCATCGCGACGCAGGTGACCTTGACTCAGGTCTTTCAAACCTTCTAGTTCTTTCCAATGATGGTCGTTTCACTGGAGGATATTTGGTGTTCCCTGAGATTCGTGTTGCTGTTAATGTGCGACCAGGAGATCTTCTATTAGTTAATAACCATGAAGTGATTCATGGCAATACTCCAATTGTTTGTGAGGAAGGTTCTGAGCGTATTAGTCTAGTTTGTTACTTCCGCGAAAAGATGCTTGAACTTGGAAGTAAAGAATATGAAGATACACGTTATCAATTCGTTGAAGATCGCAGAACTAACCAAGAGCATCCAGAGTGGCGTAAGCTATGGAATGGTGTTTCTCCAAGTATGTGGGATAATCAAGAATGGTATGATTATCTTGAAGAGAAACTTGGTTATGATGAGTTTTTTAAGTATCATCCTAAAGCAGAGAAAGCAAATTCTTTAGAAGGATTCTTTTCATAATGTGCGCTGTTATCGGTTGTGTTCTTAATAAACCAACGAAACAAGATTTCGCTATCATCAAGCGTGTGTTCATTGAATCTAAAATTCGAGGAATGCACGCTACAGGAATGTCTTTTCTACCTCGTTGGAAAGATGGTTTAGAAACCATTATTGCGCCAAGACCAGCGCATGAATTTGTTTTCCTACATATGCACGATGATAACTTACCGAGTATTGTAAACTCTGACGGCAATCTTTATATGATTGGTCATTGCCGATATAGCACAAGCGACTTAGAATTCAATCAACCAATTTCTAATGTAAATAAATCTATCGCCCACAATGGAGTTATTACTCAAGAGTTGCCCGAGAACTGGAAAGAACTGTATGGTTATGACTGCATAACTAAGAATGATTCTGAACTTGTCCTGCATTCTAATGACCCATTGTCTGAGTTTCCAAATATGTCAATGGCTGTTTGTTCTTTAACTACGGATAGGGAACTTACTGCATATAGAAATGGAAAGCGTCCAATTTACTTGGCTAAACTTGAGAATGGGTTTATAATTACTTCAACAGCTGACATTGCTATTAGATCGGGGTTAAGCAATCCTGAAGAGATACCGATGAATAGTTATTATACAATCGATAGAAATATGAAACTACATATTACTAAGGTTGCCGTTGAGGGTGAAGATCTACAAAGGATTAATGATGTTTTCTAAAGACAAATACACTTATGGTATGGAAATTGAATGGGGTGACATACCAAGAAACATGACAGTCCCAGATAATCTTGGCGCATGGGAATATAGTGAACGTGATATCATTAACACAAGAGATCCCCATAAGAATGTTTGCGCTGATCCGCTTGGTGTTGAACCTCCATTTGGAGGTGAGATTAACACAAGACCAACTAGAACTTGGATTGAACAAGTAGATCGTTACTTTGAATTATATGACTACTTCGATAAAGCTGGTCATCCTCCAACTATATGCACAACTAATCATACACACATACACTGTCACGTTCCAGGACTGAAAGAAGATGTAAATGCGCTAAAGCGTTTCA